TAACCTTGTACTTATTTGCGCTTAGCCTAAAGGGCTTAAAATGCGCAACATTATCCGAACCACCAGCATAAGTAATAGTATCGCCAGTGGTAACATAATTAAATGTACCCATCTTTTTATACAATACTGCGGTATAAGCAGGTGCGCCTGATATAGAATCAGTAAATATAGCTATTTCTGCTAATGATGCAACACTCCCAACATAAGTGAACTCGTACGACTTTGTAGCACCTGCAACCAAAGTGTCTGCTGCTGTGCCCCAACCAGTAATAATCCCGTAATTCTGTGCGTTAATTGCAGTAAAAGCAAATAAAAACGCTAATAAAAAAAATATCTTTTTCATTTGTTTTGTTTTTATGATTAAGTAAGGGTATATTTCAACCCTTACTTTATCTGATTAATAACTATACTCCGACTGGTTTTTCAATTACAGCCATGATTGTTGCAAAATCTGAATAGATAAATGCGCCGACATCAATTGAGTTATAATAGGAATGAAGACGTGCTTCGCAAATAACAGTCATCATGTTTTTGGAGAAGTCATCGTCATCACGACCAAATTCAATTCGAATGTCTTCAAGAATTTTTACAACCCATTTCATTGTATCCATCAACAAGAAATATCCAGCAGGAATATTTGTAGTTTCCTGTACCAATAAGGTGCGAAGTACACCTTCAACCTGAATTTTAATGTAATTACCGTTTTTGTCTTTAATTAAATCAAGCAATGCAGCTTCTGTCGGGTTGATAAATACGACATCAGGTTTGTAATTCAATAATCGCATTTGCAGCATTGCAGCACGAATAGCATCAACAAAATTAGGAGAATCCACTTTATCATCCAACGCCGTTGTTGTATAAGATGATGCAACGGTTGTAATACCAGCAATTTCAGTACTTGACAGTGTCCCTGTAAGCAATTTTTCTTCAATTGTTTCCATCAGGTCAAGACTTAACATCATTTGCAATTCCTGACGGAACCCTGCAAAGTCATTAAGCATTTCGGTTGGAGCTTTTGACCGAACAGCAATTTTTTTAGCTGTTGAGCTTTCCAAGTCATAATCCCAGTCTTTAAGAGGTTTCAAAGCGCCCTCACCGAGAAATGCAGAACCACCGTCTTCGTTAATCCTGTTTACCCACTCAATAAGCCGTGCTGATGTACGTCCTTTAAGTAATGCTGGCAATACAACATTTGCCTGACGCGGTGTTGACTGAATACCCGGAACTAATTCGCGACCAAATAAAGGTGCTGCTGCATCACCTGCATTTGTGGATGAAAATGCTGCTGCTGCTTTAACGGTAATTTCCCCTTTATTGCTTTTTTGAAATGCAGACTGAACTTTTTCAAAGGTTTCTTTCGAAACGAATTCATCCTCTTTTTCAGATTGAGGTTTAAACTTTTCCAAATCCTTAGCCAGTTCACGTGAAAATTCTTCAAACTTTGCAGTTAGAACTTTTTCGGTTACAATTCCTTCGAATTTCTTCTCAATTTCTGTTTTAAAGGCATCGAACTTTTCATTGAATTCTTTTTCAGAAATACCCTTTGGCAGTCCGGCTTTAAATGTTTCCAACGCTTCACTAAGCGCATTTTTCATTTCTTCGTCCATTTTTGTTAGTTTTTTAAATGTTTTGATAAAATTTCCTTAAACTCATTGATTGAAACAGTGTCAGACTGACGGCTGGTTTCTATTTTGTCAGGAGTGCCTTTTGGCGGCTCTTGCTCTTTTACTGATATTGTTGGCGTTGCATAATTACTTCCTTTTACCACTGCTGAACCCTCTATTATTTTAGCGGTTGTAACAGCCCAAAAGTACCCCATAGAATCTGCAACATCTTTATTTATAATTTCAGGATAATACTTATCCCAATTTTCTTTTTCTTCTTTTGCCCATTGCTCGCCAGAATTAACACACATGAAAATATCAACATACCTCATTCCGACCGAATGTTCTTTTACATATCCTTTTGCATATTGCTCAAACATAAATGGGTTCCTACTCTTTTCAATGTTAGCATCAAAAACTAATGTTTCCGTTTCACCGTCAAAATCAAACCCTAAATCACGCCATTTATATATTTTTGTGCTTGCAGATACATCATCAGTAATTATATTTGCAAATTTCATTTGATGTTCTTGTAGCAAATACAAGTTTTTTTGTTCTTTAAGTGATTTTTTCCAAAGACCTTTAATATGCACATCTCCATGTGAATCAAGCAAGTTTGTTGTGTTTATAACCGCACGTACTTTTATCGAATCTTTTTGTAATAAATTCTGTGTATTTGCAGGTTCAGCCTTCAAAGCGTCGCCTTTTTCGGTTATAATTGGAACATAAAAAGAAATTGCATCAGCTTCTTTCATCATAAATTTTTTTTCTGCAATAAGTGTTTTCTTATTTTCAATTAAAAACTTATGTAGTTCCTCTTTTGTTTCGAATTGACTTAAATCTGTCATTTTATTACAATGTTTTGATTTTTAACCTCCTTATTTTTCTGTTCACGAAGTTTATCAATCTGTTTCTTTGTCATGTCCATAGCTTTATTCTAAATATGGTTCTAAAAATGTCCTTGCTTCATCTTTGCTAACAATTCCAGCCGTTACTGCCGGCGTGATTGCTGCCAAAGCCTGATTTAACGCAATTGCGCTTTCTTTTAGTGCTTCCTGAAAGAAATCCAAATGTGACCAATCAGGGTAATATTCCCAATCACGTGCTGGAATACCTTTCATCTTAACAATGTCCTTATATCTTACAGTTGCTTCAGGAATAATTGTGCCCGTATGAAACTCTTTTCTTGCTTCCGGCATTGCTTTAAATCGTGGCTCTAAAGCAAAATAGGCATTTGGTATTCCAAAACGTTTGCCGATTTGTAATGCAGCTTCTTTAGCCAATTCAGGAAGTTGCATATCAATAATTTTAGATGTCAGAGGCACATAATTTGCAACTCCTTTCATCACGATATATTTTAATTGCTCACGAAGTCCGCCATATCGTTTGAGTGCCCTGTGTATTTCTTCCTGTTCATCGTCTAAGAAAGGTGCAGTAATCATATCAACGTCACGTGCGCCTTGTGATATGATGCCACGCGCGCCACCATCAGCGATAAGTTGTGTTGACATTTGACCTATACTTAAAAGCGTTGATATTGGTTCTTTAAGTGAATACAGACGAGATAATCCACGAACTCCATCATGGTTGAAAAAGTCATTGTCAGTAAAAGAATAAATCTCATCACGTTCCAGCCTTAAAACAGCACCTGTCTGCAAGTCTATTTCGTAATAATCAGGTTCTTTTTCTGCGAATTTATTTGATGATTGAAAGTATTTTGGTTGAATTAAATGGTTTGAAATTGGATAATAATCAAATTTGTTTAATCCTATTAATTTTGATTTGTAAACATAACCACGCCCATAAACACAGGCATAAGCCTCCAACATGTTATTAAAAGTCCTAAAATCCTGATATTCATTATAATAATTCAGTTCTTTTAAATCCTGTTTAACGGTTGCGTTTTTTATCTTTCGACCATCATCATCCTTTGCCCAAATTCGCAAATTACTTATGGCATCGCATCTTGTAATAACACAAGCCTGAACAACTGTAGATTTATTTAGCGCATCACGCTGACCATGTATGGTATTAGTATTTACTTCTGTCGAATTACTATTGCCATATATAGCACTTAATATGTCGTTTTGAGACGGTATCATGCCATCCCTTGTATAAATTCTGCTTGTATTGAATGCCATAGCTAAATTTTATAATGCAAATATATAGATTTTTTCAATAATAATTGTTATTTGATAGTTTTTAACATAAATTATCATTTCCATTTGTGGAAATGCCATATACAATATCCTGCACTATCAATGCCATGATTATAATCATCAATGGGTATGTTTGTTTGATTTCCCTCGATAATCATGTAAACGTAATTATCAAATTCCTCTACGGCTTCAGGAGTTTCGACTACATGTAAATTGAATTTTTTCATGTTGCTAAGTCTAACCGTTACCATTGGTTTTTTGACCTTAATAAATTGAATACCCCTTATCTTGTGATTTTCAGGGTCTATTTTTGCTTTTTCGCAGTCTGATTGTATTTTTTTATTTTCATTGATGATAATTGCATTAAGTTCACGGACAAAATGAACATCTTTATACCTGTCTGCGCTATCGCAAGCAACTATAATATGGGCAGTTTCAAGCCCATTTGATTCTTTTTTACGTCTTTTTTGCTCTTCAAGTAAGAAAGGCATCACAGCTTTATATAACATATCAGTATTATCATAAGGGTTATAAGTAAGATACTGAATGTATATGTTGTTTCCTTTTCTTCCTACTTTTGTAAGTACGGACGGGTCTGATGTATAACCGAAGTCAAGTCCAAAGTGAACAGATTCGCAATCATCCGGGAAAGTTTCAATCCAATTTATGTTTTTGAAAACGGCACCTTCTTCGGGGCATCTTATCCCCTCACCGTAAACCATCCAATCGTGATAATTTGCCGTTCCGTTTTTAATGTTATATTCATTTGGTCTGCGTTGCTCTATTGGAACTTTCCAGCATCTTTTTTCTTCATCGTAATCATCAAAGCTCCAGGGGCATTTAGACAAGATATTACCTTTTACTTTCGGGTCAATGTGTTTGTTGTCCCTAAATGTTGTCCTTGTGAATAAAGTATTAAATCTTCCTTCCCATTTATAAATAAAATGTTTCGAGTATTTAGGATTCCAGTCAAATAATCCAAGCATTTCACAACGCATAAGCAAATTATCCATTGTTTTTTGATTATTTATGTCTAAAGCCTCATTAACAAAAATAATATCGCTTCGTCCAAGCTCTTCGCCACCATCTAACCCGATAAATTTAATAGTTGACCCCCAAAGTGTATATTCAGGGGATTGGTTTTCGTTTCTTGCATAATCAGTGCTGTATATTCCGGCAAGTGTCAGTTTCTTTACAAAATCCTCTTTATATGCAATTTCCCTGCATGATTTCAGAGTTTTGCGGACAACATAGATACTTAGATTGCGTTTTTTTTTAAATTGATCGCAAAAGAAAATAAGTAAATCGTAAATATCAAAAGTTTTTCCGCTACGAGAAGACCCTTCACAACAAATATCTATCCGCTGTGTTGTACCCGTATTTGGATTTATTTTCTTTTTATTCTCTTGATAGAACTCAACCATTTTATAAAATAGTTGATTCGGATCAAAAGTTTTAACTACAAGCTCTTTTGCCATTATTTAAAAATATATTTTTTAGCCTCAATGTATTCTTTTTTCTTTTCACGGATAAAGTCAATTGATTCTTTTTTATCAGCGAATAAATCAATAGAATACCCAATATGAACAATATACATGATTTTCAATTTAAATATCCTGATTATTTTAATTCTGAAATCCATTGAATAAGCATAAAAACAACTGCCAGGATATTCTTTTATAAAAAAAAGTTTGTTTAATTTACTCATATAAGTATTGTTCAAATTGTTCCAAAAAAATCATCTCTATCGTCAAATTTATGCTTTATTTGCAGTCCTTCTGGTATTTTTCTGTCCATGTAATACCAAATATCATATTCCCATTCAAACTC